CAACAACTTTGTTCAAGATGCAGAGTTAGTTGATTATATAAATGCAGGTATAGCAGAGTTACATGACATACTAATTCAAGAGTATGGGCAGGATTACTATGTCTCGTCAAAAGATTTTAACACAACAGCAGATAAGGATACTTATCCTATAAATGATTCTACTTCTACTGAAAATATAAATATTTCAGATTTTTATAAACTACGTGGAATGGATGCTAAAATAAATGGAAATGATTTTTTTACTCTATATCCATTTAACTTTAATGAAAGAAATTTATACCAGAATTGGGGTTCTTGGAGCATTCTGGGTTTAACAAATATAAGATATAGAATGGTTGGAGGAAATGTAGTATTTACTCCTACCCCTGACACTGCTACTGCCGTTAAGGTGTGGTATATTCCTCAAGCTGCTCAATTTTCTAGTGGAACAGATACAGATACAAAATGGGATGATATAAACGGATATGCTGAATATGTAATCGTATTTGCAGCTATTCGAATGTTACAAAAAGAAGAAAGTGATGTTCAAGTGTTGTTAGCTCAACAAGGTGATTTAAGAAAAAGAATTACTGATGCTGCTGCTAATAGAGATGCTGACAATCCTTTGACCGTAAGTGATATTTATACGGCTAATAATAGATTTTGGTTTTCTCGGAGCACGAGTTGAAAAAGTTTAAAAAGGGGTATATACCTCCTGATTTTCCTTTTGCTAGAGAGTTTAACATTGCTCAAGAACATATAGAAGAAGTGATAAATCCTCTTACTGATTCTTTAATAGTTGATGGAAATTTAATAGAGGATATAACTTTAAATGCTAGTACGTTTACAAATGTTGAGCATAAATTAGGACGTAAGCCTAGAGGTTATCTTGTTGTTAGAAAATCTGCTGCTCAAACTGTGTTTGAAGAATCAGGAGATTACGATAACAGAAAACTGTTTTTACAACTAAAATCAAGTGGAGCAGTAACAGTAAACCTATGGATTTTTTAAGGAAATAAAAATGGCTGAAACAAGTACAACTACATTTATGAGCTTAACGCTTCCCACACCTGGGGAACGGCTCGGTCCTACATGGGCTAGTGATATAAACACTGCTTTAACTTCAATTGATGCTCACGATCATAGTTCAAGTAAGGGAGCACAAATTGGTATAGCTGGTATAACTATTGACGGTTCTTTCGACTTTGAAAAATCTACAACTACATACCCTGCTATTAACATGAAGTATTTAAATCTTAAGAAAGAAAATAATCCTTCTACAACATTTAGTCCTTCAACTGGTAACTTTTTAAACAGCTTAATCTCTGGTGGAACTACAGGTGATTTGTATTGGAACAATGCTAACAATCAACAAATACAAATTACGAGTGGAGCAAATGTAAATGTTACTGGGGTTACGGTTAACACTTTTGCTTTAAGTGCTACTGCTATTACTGGTTCGACTTTTACAATAACTGAATCTAATTTAAAATCAGTTTATAAGGCTAATTATGCAGGTGCTTTAGCTATTACTTTACCTACTATAGGATCTTCTAGTACTCAATCAAGTGATGGAAGAATTTATATCATAAAAGATATAAGCGGTGCAGCAGGAACAAACAACATAACAATACACAGGGCAAGTACAGACACAATAGATGGAGCTACTACTGCTGTAATTTCTTCTGACCATGGAAGTCTTACTCTTGTAGCTGATGAATCTAGTTCTAGATGGTTAATAGTATAGGAGTTTAACATGGCTCTACAAAAAAACAATGTTCCACTTTCGCTAAACCAAGGTGTTAACACTAAGGTAGACCCTAAACAACTTCCTTTGGGTCAATTTAGTAATTTGGAAAATGTTAACTTTGATAAAGAAGGTGAATTTAATAAAAGGTTTGGATATGATAGAGTAGCTAGCTCTGGCATTGGAGGAACTGCTTTACAAACTGTAACTGGTATTGCTAGTTTTAAAAAACAACCTCTTTGGATTTCTAAAGATCAAGTTTATTCCTACTCTCCTGCTAATGATTCCTGGGTTAGTGAAGGAAGTTATGATTCTGTTGTTCCTAAATCTAAACCTATAGTACAAAATGGATTTGAACAAGAATGTTTAAATTGTGTATATTTTAATAAGTATCAAGTTTTTGCTTACATAGAAAATAATGCTAACATTAAAGTTACTGTGTTAGACCCTGAAACAAATAGTTATGTTCTTTATAACTCTAGTGTTCCTGATGTTCCTTCTGGAACTACTTCACTATCTCGACTAAGATTAACAGATTTTAATGGTCAATTGTTTTTTGCCTATACAGAATTGTCTGGTACAACTTACACTCTTAACACTAAACAATTTGACTTAGAAGGTTATATCACAACAGGACTTGCTCTTACATCAAGAACTGGTACTGATTATATTCCTGGGGATGGGAAAGCTTATGGAGCTGCTCAAGCAGTTTCTACTTTAGAATCTACAACTGGTAATGCTCTATATGACTTAATAGGGGGTGATAATTTTTTAACCATATGTTACCATGATGATTCAACTAATGATTTAAGAGTTAAAACTATAAATGTTTCATTTTCTTTAAGTGGAGCTATTGACCCTTTTGGGTCTTCTGCTATTGCTGCTCAATATGCATTAGATATGCAAAAATTAGACGATGGAAAAATTGCTCTTACCACGGTAGATAGTAATGATGTTGTACAACTTAGTGTTATAACTTCTGGAGGTGCTCAAAACGTAGCTCCTATAACTGTAGAAGATGTAACTTCAGTAGCAAGTACAGCAATTACTAAAGCATATAATGTTACATGTATTACTCAAGACAAGGTTACTTATGAAGTTTTTTATCAATGTTATCAAACTGCTCCATGGACTTATAATATTTCAACTGGAACTGGAGCAGCAGGAGCTACTGCTGATGGCTACACTTGGAACTTACCACTTATTAGAAAAGCTACCGTCAATGCAAGCACTAGTACTGTTACAGTAGATGGAACTATAGCTAGAGGCGTAGGTTTAGCCTCAAAGGCTTATTATCAAGATATTAATAATTATATAAACGTAGTAAGAGAGTCTAGACTTCATGCTACTTACTATGTTATGAAATCTGATGGAAGTGTTCAGGCTAAAATTAATCAAGGAGTTGGTGGACCATTATTAGGAACTCCTAGAGTTAGAGCTAATGATTCTACTATGTTTTATAATCACAGTGGAACTAATACAACTGCTACATATACAATAGCAAGTCTTAGTCCTGTTCCTCAAATTAATAGCGAACAGTATTTATTTGTAAACAGTATTCAAGGAAAAATAGTAGGAGACTCTGATAATTTTTATAGTCTATACGGAGTAAACTCTAGTGTTATAGATTTTAGTAGTGAGATTACAAACCAAACTGCATCTTTGGGTGAGAACTTACATTTTGCAGGGGGACAGTTAAAAGCATATGATGGAAATGTTCTAGTTGAAGAAAACTTTAATTATCCTCCTGATAATTTAATTATTGCTGATGGAACTGGAACTTCTGGACCTTTTGACTCAACTAAAACTTATAATTATAGAGCAATCTATAGTTGGACTGATGCACAAGGTAACATTCATCGTTCAGGATTTAATGAAGGGGGTGATCATTCTCCTGCTGCTAATGTGGCTAATCTTACGGTAAAAATTCCAACACTTTCTCTTACTCAAAAATCTAATGCTTATCTAGAATTATATAGAACTGCTGCTAGTGGAACTATTTATTATAAAACTAATTCTAACAATAGTGCTACTCAAGACCAAACTTTTGGACCAATTGTAAATACTTCTGGTTATGATATGATTCAGTTTAATGATATTACTCCAGATTCTACAGGAACAGGTCCTTTAGATTCTAATGAAATTATTTACACTACAGGAGGAGTTTTAGAAAACATAAGCCCTCCATCATCCTCTATTGTAGGTAGTTTTAAAAACCGTTTATTTTTAGCAGGATTAGAAAACAAATTAGAAATAAGATACTCAAAGCTTTTACAAGAAAAAGTAGGGGTAGAATTTAATGATACTTTATTTATCCTTACATCCCAAGTCGGGGGAGACATTGTAGCCTTAAAAGGAATGGATGATAAACTCATAATTTTTAAAGAAAATGCAATCTTTTATATTGCAGGAGATGGACCTAATAATTTGGGTCAACAAGATACATTTACTGAACCTCAGCTAATATCTTCTGATGTTGGGTGTAGCGTTAAAAATAGTGTTGTAGGTACTCCTCAAGGTATATTTTTTAAATCTAGTAAAGGTATTTATTTACTTTCTAGATCTTTAGGTCTACAATATGTAGGTTCACCTATGGAGGATTTTAACCACTTTACTATAGTTAAAGCGGATTTAGTAGCAAAAAGTAACGAAGTACGGTTTTTAACTTCCGATGGACCATGCTTAGTTTACAATTATTTTAGAGGGTTTTGGACTACTTACACTAACCATAAAGGCTCAAGCTCTGTAGTTATTGGTGATCTTTATTACTATGTTCATAGTAGTGGGTCTGGAAATAGGTTATATAAACAAAATTACAGTGTTTACACTGATGACAATACTCCTATTCCAATGGTAATTGAAACTGGGTGGATGAACCCATTAGCTGCTCAAAGTGCTATTAGAGTCTATAGAATGTTACTACTAGGAGATTATTTTACTCCTCATAGACTAAAGATTAGTGTAGCATATGATTATGATGACACATATTCTGAAAGCTCTTTGATAGACGTAACAGATTATACG